TTAGCACCTTCTACAAATCCCAAAGTTGACATTCTGTATCTTAAGGTTTCTAATTTTTGTATATCTGATAGCCACAAGTCATTGCATTCACTCATTGTATTTAGTATGTCTCGTAAATCATTGTAGCTTTTTAGTAGGTCACTATAATTATTTCCGCACATTTCTATACTTACTTTTTCATTTTTCTTGTATTTGACTTTTGTTTCTTTATTTGAATTTTTCATCATATCTCCTTTGTAATGTGTTATATGTATCACTGTCTGCCTCATTGAGCAATAACTCTGCATCTTTTAGGTCACGAATGTATGTTACTAGTTCATCTCTACCTACATCTATATCGGTGCGTCCATATATTGTTTCGATAATTTCTTCAAGGTAATTCTCTAAATTATCAACCTCATCAAGAGCTTGTTCCAACTCTCCTTGCTCTTCTTCAAGAGAATTCTTGAGTTCATCTACTTCTTCTTGTAATTCTCTTATTACCTCTCCTTTACTTTCATGACAAGAACTTAAAGCAGTGCGTAATTTATCAATTTCTGCATACATTCTTTTAAATTCATTATGTATTGTCATTTTATTACTCCTTTTATTATCTTTAATATTTTTGTTAACCAGTTAGTTTTTTGAGGTCTAGGTTTCTTTGGTTCTTCAATACCTAGACCATCTTCTGAAGTCCATTTTGCTTTATTCACCAAGGTACTCCATTGCCTCTTTGAGTTCCTCATACTGCTCCTGGTCTAACCAATCTACGCTGAATTGATAATTTTCCCATTGGTGAGAGAACCTTACCACATTGTCTTCATCAAAAAGTAATGTGTATCCTATGTGGTCATCAGCACATGCCTCTATAAAGTCTAATGCACATATGAAACCTTCAGTATATCCATGAAAGAAACCCATTACAAAGTTTCGTTGATTTTCTTGCCAGCTTGATGCATTTCCAATCACGCTGTAGCACATTGGTACTGTTCCCTCTTTCATATTACTTCTCCTTATCTATTCTGTAATATTTTTGTATGAATTCAATTAATCTATTAGCGTCATGAGTTGATATAAAATCCCACTTTTTTAGTTCTTCATCCCAATCTGGTGTTGTTTCTAATACAATTCCTTTTTCTGAGCCATTTGCCCAAAAATCTATAAACCAATCTTTTGAGTCTAACACCATATGTGATAAATCCCATAGTTCATATACATCTGCCTTTATACCTTCTGTTGATATTATTAATTTCATATTGTTCTCCTTTTATATTTTTGTTATTTTATTTTCTATTTCATTTAGTTCATTTTTTGCATTTGTTTTTAACATCTGTCTATTCAACCATTTTTTACCTCTTAACTCTGGTCTGTGTTGTTGTATTTTTCTTCCACATCTGCTAACTGATTCATGTTTAGGCATATTAGTATTCTTTGCTATATGTATTAGCAAATCCAACCCTGATTGCTCTTTAGTATCAAATTCTAAACTTTTAAGCCTATCCAACCATACATGTGCTAATAAGGCTCTTGAATCATCTCTTAAATATGGTTTTTCTGTATATAGTCTTGTGACTAAATCTGTTATTGATAACATATCTTTTTTCATTTTGTTCTCCTATTCGTAGTCTTTCCATACATTGAATTCTCTTGCTGATACTGTTAATGTTTCACAATCAATTACATAAGTTCCATTATCAATATTATCGAAGTCTAATTCTTTTACTAATCCTACTCCTAATGATAAATTTCCATCTATATAATCATGGATAACACCTATTAACCTTGCTTTTGCATATACAATATCACCCATTCTTGATCCCATTCTTTCTCTTGCTTTTCTTAAAAAATGTTCAACTTGTCCAGCAGAACCGTTCCAATGAAGATATATCCCTACTTCATCTTCGTTAAAACCTTCTTTAATGTTATTTCTTAAACATAATACTGCTCTATTACCCATGTTTTTCTCCTTATTAAATAATTAAAAGGGCACTTTTGTTAATGTCTTACCCAGGACATTTCACACAACAAAGGTTCATTAACCGACAATTTCCCCTTCAACCCTTTTACGGTTGGGTTAGGTTGTGTTTACTATCTTTTTAGTTTGTTTTTGTTTAGGTTATATTCAATCTTTTCTTTAACATTTGTCCAATAATCATATACGTTTTGAAAGTCCCTTATTGCTTGTGTTTCTTCAGGAAAACCTTTGTATAATTTAGCTTGATTAGTTAGGTCTGCGTGTGATATGCAGTCTGCCAATATCTTTTGAAACCCTCCTAATCTTCTGTATTGCCAATCGTAAACAAATCTTTCACCCCTTGTTGTCTTACAGTCCTTCGTATTCGTATCCATCTTTGTCCTCCTCTATTTCTTTTATTTCTTGTTTAATCAATTCATATTCACATATTTTGTAGATATCTTTTGCATCTTCTTTGACTTTTGCAGTTTTATCTACTGCTGTTAAAAATAGAATGTCAGTTAGGTTTTGTTCCATATAACTCCGCACCTTTTGTATTTGTTCTTTACTGCATTTTTGAAGTTCTATGTCTGCTTTTATTTGGTTTTCTATTACATTACTTAATGCTCTTGGCATAATACTTCTAAATCTGCCATATGTATCGTTTACATCTTTTTGTATTTTTTCTATTAATTTTCTATTTTTCATTTGATTCTCCTAGTTTATTAGTAGTAACATTACTATTATCCAAATTGTAGTAATGGTTATTGCATATGGTTGTTTAACATTTCTATGTGAAGGCTTTCTTCCTACTTTAAAACACCTTATGTTTAATACTATTGTTGTTAATAATAATGCGATTACAATTATTACTATGGTTGAGTGCATTGTAATATATATGTTTGACATTTCATTCCTCCTTATTATGGACAAAATTGTAATCTAGAACGTTCTTCTTTTATATTGTCAATGTTAAAATCACCACCCTCTAAATTCCCATCGAATTCTGCTATTTCCATCGCAGTATTCTCTAGTTTTTCTTTTGAAAGTGGCACTTCGCTTGTTATTTTTAATGTTTCATATTTGTAGTAAGATTGAGAGACATCAACTTCATATGTATAAATTTCTCTCATTTTATTTCTCCTTTTTAGGATTGATTACTTCATCCCAAACCCAACATCTAAATTGTGACTTGTTGTATGGAAATTGTAAATTATTTTGACATTCGTCTTGGAAATCCCATAATAGCAATTGCATTTGTTCTACATTTTTGTTTAGCCATTCTGAAACTGCTTTCTTTATTGCTTGACTGCATTCTAATTCGTGTTTGTTTTTGATTAGTAATTTTGGCATCTTATTTCTCCTTATTTTTGTATGAGTTTTAGTTTGTTGGTATTTATCGCTATCAGGCTCTAGACATTCTTCATATTCACCATCTAGAGCCCTTTGTTCTTGTATTTCTATGTACATATCTCCTGATTTACTCATCGTAATACTCCTTATCATCCATTAGTTTTAGTTGCCATGGACTCAATATGTACGCAAGATATGTAAAAAGTGTTATAGATAAAACCACAAATATCGTTATTATTATGGTTGCTATTGCTATTTCCATTATTGTTCTCCAAAAAAAATGTGTGATTCATTTATAGTCTGAATCACACAAAAAGACTTTATTACTTAAAACGGAATTTCTTCCTCAAGTTCATCATCAAAACTTTCGTCTTTAATGAAAACAACTTTTCCATTTGGCTGTGCAGGTGGAATATCATCTTGCACTTTATTAAAGTTATCTAATTGACGAACAAATGTAGTGATAATTTCAGTAACATATCTAGTTATCTCTTCTTTATCGACATAATTTCTATGCTCTAATTTACCAGTTAAAGAAACTTGAGTTCCTTTCTTAACGTATTTCATTACGTTTTCTACATTCTTACCTCTCAATACAACTTGATGCCATTGAGTTTTAGTTTGTCTCTTACCATCTTTATCTGTCCACACATCGTCTGTAGCGATAGATAATGTTGCTTGTCTATTACCGTCTGGAAATGTATGGTCTACTGGGTCTCTGCCTAAACGACCTAAAATGTTTACTTGATTCATAATAGTACTCCTATATTGTTATAATTATCTAGATACAAACCTATGCACTAGTGTTTAAATAGTTTAATTTCATATTCAGGAACAGAACTACCAAGAACCTACAAGACCGCTCTTTGTCGGCGTAGGTTCAAAGATTCAAATTAGATGAGGTTTGTGTTATCCACTCTTATGACTAAATACTTAGAATAGTTTATCCCAAACCCCAAAACCATAAACTAAACGTTATTTAGAAAGTAGCTTTTTTCTCTTAACCAATAGCAAGTTCTACATCTTACTATTAATCCGTGGTTGTATATCGAACCACTACCCCTTTCATTTAATTTCAACGGGGCTAGATTGAAATTCATTTATAAAGCAAATGATAAAGGCTACTCTATGAGGAACGAATAGCCTTGACTTTTACTTTACATACCATAAGGTACGTTTTAGTTCTTCTCGATTACCAGTGAAGTCTGGACTGTAGTCATCAAAATGTCTATATTGGACGGCAACAAATGTACCACCAATATCTTCAATAGCAATATCGAAGAATTCAAGCAAGTCATCTTCAATACTCTTAAGCATACCAGTATTTTTAGATTGGTATGCTTTAGACCAGTCATCAATAATGAATACTTGACCATTTATTGATGAATGGTATGAACACTCATCTTTCGGTGAATCAATAACATTTGAGCAAGTTAAGAACATATATTTCTCCTATATTGTTAAAGTAAACGATAAAGGCTACTCTATGAGGAACGAATAGCCTTGACTTTTACTTTATGCTTTAACTAATTTGTAGACTTGACCGTTATTTTTATTATCATTGATAAAGCCTACTGCGTCTATGTAGCACATAAATAACTTTCTATCATTAATTGGATGCATAACAAACTTATCCTTTGTAGAATTGAAGATTGTATAGAATCCGTCTTTTTGCCAATTTTCGATATCATAACCTAATGTATTCATAATGCACCTCCGTGCTTAAAGTAAACGATAAAGGCTACTCTATGAGGAACGAATAGCCTTGACTTTTACTTTAAAACTTACAATCCCATTTCTTACCATCATGGCACCAGAATGACGCTACCTGATTTTCAATGTCTTCATATGAAACCAAAACATGAAATGTATAACAACATCTAGCCCAATCATCTCCATAAAATGGTAGATTGGCTGTTACTTTAATTCCTTCATCAGGATTTTCTAGAGTAAACTCATAGTCCTGATTTACAAGATTAAAAGTTACACTTGAGTCAAATACATCTGGTCTAGTGTCTAGAATATGATGAAAGAATTGTTTAGTGGACAAGCCACTCCTTACAAAAGCATTTTGTAACTGCTCTTGTAGTTCGTCTGATTTATTATTTCGCGAGACGCACCTCCTATTTATTATTTAAAACATTTTTTACCTCCTATTTATTAACAAAAAGAACTACTAAGAAAACACAAAGAAACGCTCTTTTTCGGCGTGTTTTCAAGTTAACCCTCAAATCGCCTACAGCCTTACTCGCACTAAGTAAATTCCTATGTTGCCCTTATAGAGAGAATATTTTTAGGGCTAAAATGAGAATGAGATGGGCACATTTTCTAGCTTATATATGCCCTCTATATAGAATCTATTATTAACTAAATAGACTTGTGCAATCACCCACCTATTATCTCAATAGGAAACATTAGAGGGAAAGCATAGAAGTCTATGCAGTCTATTTAGTTACTAATAGGTTCTAGAAGCATATCTTGTTAGGATATGATTCCAAGATACTGCTAAGTATCTTGAAGAACTCTGAGTATACTCTGAGTATACTTTAGGTGTACTCTGGGTTACAAATACACCTGATATATGTATCGGTGTCTTAAGAGAATCTATAGAGAGTACAGGTGGGATACTACCTGTATATTCTCTCTATAAATTCCTATGTTGCCCTTATAGAGAGAATAAGTACTCTGAGAGCTCCAAGGATACACCTAAAAGAGCTTAAAAGAATAAACCAATACTACACCCAGGGTGTGAGAGAAGACAACACGTTGGCTTGCTCGAACCCTAGAAAGACCATCAGGGCTTTTTAGGCAAACCGAAGACAACGCAAGTGTCTAAGGTTTGTATTAAAAAAGTAAATGATAAAGGCTACTCGAACAGAATAGCCTTGACTTTTACTCTAACAGAACTGACAAGTAAGATGAATATCATATTGTCTTTCAAGTTTACGTTGAACGTCTTCTAGTTCATAGTATGCTCGATGCTTATCCGATTCAGGATAGTTATCATCATCTTGAATGAATAGTACGAGGTCAGTCCAGTATTGAAGTAATGCCTCAAGTTTTTCATTGTCTCGATGGATGTCATCAACAATATGCTGTTGTGTTACTTTTGGGTCTTCCATGATAGTACTCCTGTTGTAGTTATAAAGAATCACATAGGGCACACAAGTGTTCTTTACGGCGTGTGACCCAGGCTCTACCAGTATTAAGGGGGGTCTCCAACATATTTCCACCCCATGCTTATATATGATAACCCATAAACGATAACCTTATATATTTCACAGATTCAGGATATAATAAACATGGAATGCTTTTTTTACTAGGGTGTTCCAACAACCGAGGTTGCTCAATTAAGAGAACCTCATTTTTAATAACTCGCTTAATAATAGGAGAATGAGTATGCAAGACTTAACAATGTTTGACCCGTTTAAAAATTTAACTGTAGGATTCGATGATGTATTTGAACAACTATCTGATCTTACACGTTTTGAAGTACCAAAATATCCACCGTACAATATAAGAAAAACAGAAGGAAATAAATATCAACTTGAGATGGCATTAGCTGGTTTCAATAAAGTTGACTTAGATGTGGAAGTTAAAGACAACACTCTAAAAATTTCTGGAAATAATTCTGATGAAGAGGAAGGTGGTTTTGTTTATAAAGGTATAGCACAGAGAGCATTCACAAGACAATGGGCTTTAGCTGATTACCTTAAAGTATTTAACGCCAAGTTCAAGGATGGAGTTCTTACCATAGATATGGAGCTAGACCAGCCTGAAAGTAAAGTAAAAAAAGTAAAGATTAAATAAGTATGTTTGCTATATTACTTGCTGTAGCTTTACTTATTGTGGTGTTAATTAGATAAAATAATAACCCCCTTTAATCGGGGGGTTGTTTTACATCTAAGCAATAAAGGGAGTTGTATATGTTAAATCTAGAAGAAATTTCAGATGATGAATACAAGGAAATGTATATTGCAAGTTTAATGTTGTTATCGAAAGATTCTTCATTAGAAACAGCACATGCATCTGTAATGGCATTACTAGAATATACCGAAATTGAATTTCTCCTAGAAGAGACTAAAAGCAAATATAAAAATTAAACCTATGCCTATACATAAAACTACTTGGTGGGAAATGGATGAATTTATCAACAGAGGAAAGATTGATGGCAAAACAAAAATTCGGAAGGGAAAAAACAAAAGCAGAAAAAGCGGCTTTAGAGAATTTAATGGAAAAAGGAAAGGAACATAGATTTAAGCCAGGGGTGTCGGGGAATCCAAACGGCAGGCCTTTAGGTTCAAAAAACAAAATTAAAAATACAGGAGCAACTGTTGCAGAAGCATTTGCTGAATTAAATGATCGATTAATGAGCAATGGAGAGATGTTAGCAGCTATTGCAGAAAAAGCATTAAGAGAAGATACTATGACTGGTTTAAAAATTGCTTTAGAATGTGTCAAAGAGGCAAACAAATATATCGAGCCTACGATGGATGCAAAAGAAAATAATAAAGTTAAGCCTGTAGAAGATATTAGCACAAACGAAATTAAAGAAAGATTATTTAAAATTGTTAATGGGTAAGGAGGTGATAAATGCAAAAGCTGAAAAACTTGTTGAGAGATATAGTTGCATTAGTTAAAAAATTTTTAAAAGATTTAAAAGTTAGATTACTAAAATGAAAAAGGATTACGAAGCTTACGAGTTACTAGATGAACTAGAAAAAAGAAAAACTTGGAAGCGATGGAAAAGGAATCCTAGAGACTTTATCGAAGAAGCACTAAAGATCTACCCTAAAGACGCTGACAAAGGATTGATATCATTAAACATTAACAAAGCTCAAGAGGCTGTTATTACAGAATATAACAAACAAATGAGAGAAAAAGGTTATGTAAGAATGATTATATCTAAGTATCGTCAGGCGGGATTTTCAACAATCTCTAGTGCTTTGATATTCCATAGAACTCTATTTTATAAGAATACTAGAGCGGTTATTATCTCTTTAGACAAACCCACTACTGAAAGTATTTTTAGCATGTCTAAAACCTTTTGGGAGAACTTACCCGACAATATTAAGCCAAAGCTAGGGGTGTCTAATAAAAGAGAAATGGTCTTCTCTAACAACGATTCTAAATTTAGATTATTCACTGCAGGTGCAGATAACCCAGGAAGGGGAACAACTAACACAGCATTGTTGTGTGACGAAACCGCTTTCTTTCAAAATGCCGACAAGGTAATGGCAGGTTTGTTTCAATCTGTTGCATTAACAAAAGGCAGCATAATAATTATAAACAGCACCTCAAATGGTGCTCAAGGTGTTTATTATGATTTATGGAACAAAGCAGAAAAGGGAGATGGTAATTTCACCCCTTTGTTTGTTCCGTGGTATTTACAAGATGAGTATAGATTAATATCTCCAGACAACTTAGAACTTACTCCAGATGAGGAAAAGCTAAAAGAAAAATGGGTTTTGGATAATGATCAAATATACTGGCGTAGGATTAAGATTGCTGAAACATCAACTGCGATGTTTAAACAAGAATATCCATTTACAGCTGAAGAATCATTTCTACAATCTGGTAGTTCAGTATTTAGCAAAGAGACTTTAGATAAATATGTCCCTTCAGATCCTGAATCAATAAGAGAATATAATGATGCTTATTCAGCATTCGATGAATCAAATGAGGGTAGCCTTTTAGTATGGCAAGCCCCTCGTAGAAAAATAAAATATTTAATTGGGGCAGACGTAGCTTTAGGTGTGAAGGCAGATTATTCAGTAGCAACTGTAATGACGCAAGACAGAGAAGTTGTTGCAATTTATAGAAGCAATAGAACAGACCCTGTTAGGTATGGAAGGATTTTATTTTATTTAGGAAGATGGTACAATAATGCATTAATATGTCCTGAAGCAAATTCAATCGGTGTCGCAACAGTGCAGCAATTATATGGTATGAATTATCCAAATTTATATCAACAAAAAAAGACTGCTAATACTGTAGTTGATAGTATTAACCATTTAGGCTTTAAAACAACATCAGCAACAAGGGCACCAATTATTTCTAACTTAAGAAGAATGATTGAAGATGAGGATATAGCAATTCCCAGTGCATTAGCTATAGAAGAACTAAGAAACTTTATCATTACGCCTCAAGGTAAATCAGAGGCATCAGTGGGACATCATGACGATATAGTTATGAGTTTAGCGATTACTTGTGAAGCTTATAGAACACATGGAAACGCATTATCAAGTAGGGCTTTTAGTTGGGGAGAAATTAACACCCAATATCAACAAGACGAAACAAAATGGTTGTAAAGGATATTTATGGGGAATGAAAAAAAAACTCCTGGTCAAATAGGAATTTGGCACGGATTAAGTAAAGGATATGATGCTTTTAAAAAGCCAGACTATGATAGTAACCTCAATAAGGGTCAAAGATCTGAAGCAGAACAAGAAGTATGGGATGAGTATAGTAGATATAAACATTATGCAGGAGAAGCTTTAAAAAAGGGAGAAATAACTGAAGAGCAGTTTAACTATATAAAAGGAAAAGCTGGAGCCAATACAGTTATGAATCATTATGTTGATAGGAAAAAAAACCCTTTTTTACATGGATTAGCAAATAATGGTATGAACATGTATTATCAGTTCAAACAATCCTGGGATGGAGACCAGCCATGGTTAGAAGCTATTAAAGATTATTGGCAACAAGATGCTGGGGTAGAAGACACAACCCCTCTTTCCAAACCTTGGAAGGAAATAGAATATTGGAAAAATATTAATAAAAAAGGACCACTTAGCAATTAATAAGCGAGCGAGCGAATGAGCAAAAATACAATAGAAAAAATAGATGATGACATGTTAATTGAATCAATTGACAGGAATATTCGTAACGCCTCTGGCGGTTATACGGGTTCATCGGATGCTTCAAAAAGAAGGGAAAACTCTGTTTATGAAATGAGTTTGGAGGCCAAAGGCGATTTAAAGCCACAAGGCGTATCCAAGATTGTTTCTTCCGATTCTGCAGAAATAGCAGAAGGTTATACAGCATTACTAACAAAACTGTTACTTGATAATAATAAATTAGCACTATTTGCGCCTTATAGCAATGAAATAGCTCATATTAAAGCTTCCCAGATTGCTACAGATGTGGTTAATTACTGCTTATTCAACTCTAATTCTGATGGTTGGGTTAAACTAGAAACCTGGATTAAGAGTGCAGTAGTCTTCGGAAATAGTGCTTTAACCTGGGGCTGGGAAGAAATTTTTGATTACGAAGTTGAAGAGTATGAAAAAATACAAGAAGTTGTTTTAGATCAAATTTTAGCAGATAGAGATATAGAAATAGTTGGTGATTTACAAATTCAAGATGACGAAGATTTTGCCTTTGAAGATAGAAATTCTATTGTTTATGAGAATGTTAGATTAAGACGAAAGATCGACAAGTCTGGAGTAAAAATAAAAAACATTCCGCCAGAATCATTCTTGATTGATAAAAATGCAGAATCAATTACTGAAGCTAGATTTGTAGGTTTAGTCACAGATATGACTCGTTCTGATATTAGAAGGAACTGGCCAGATTTTACTGGGGATTTATCTGAACTAGGAGAAGAGTCTTCATTTAGAGATTCAGAATGGTCATTAGAAAGCTATGCTCGTAAGCAATCAGCAGGACAAGATAATTGGATAAACTCAGATGATGAAGAAGATGAGGCTAATATTTCTATTACTGTTGTCGAGTGCTGGATAAGGTCAGATCGTGATGGCGATGGCATTGCTGAATTAAAGCATGTTATAAAAGCTGGCAATACAATTCTTGAGGAGGAGGATGCTTCATATATACCTATAGCAATTTTAAATCCAGTTGAGATTCCTCATGAATTTTACGGATTATCTTTACTAGATATGGCTCGCCCACAAACACAAGCAACAACTGCAATAATGAGGGGGTTTGTAGAGAATGTTTATTTTGGTAACTATGGTAGAACTTTAGCAGATCCAAATGTAGTAGACTTCTCAGCATTACAAAATCCTTTACCAAAACAGATTATTGCTACCAATGGTAATCCAAATGGTGCTATACAACAATTACAGCCAGAGCCAATTAGTCCAGGAACAGCTGGAATGTTAGAATTTTTAGGATTACAAAAAGAGCAATCTACTGGTCTTACTAAAACAGCAATGGGTTTAAATGACACTCTTTATGTTTCAGGTAACTCTGAAACCAAAATGGGTAATGCTCAAAATGCTGCACAGGTTCGTGTTGAACATATAGCTAGAAGGTTTGTAGAAAGTGGAATTAAAGATTTGTGCAGGGGTGTTCTTAGAGAAATGAAGAACAATCTAAAAAATCCTATGCGTTATAAAACAGAACAGGGGTATGCGTCATTAACAACAGAAGAGCTTCAAACAATGCCTGCAAATATGGATTTAGAAATTCAAGCTAATCTTGGCGAGAATTCAAATCAGAATACAGGATTTAAATTAAATCAGATTGCTGAATTACTTCCTATGATGGCAGAGAATCCTGAAGCATCTCCATATATTAATCCTATGGCAGCTTTTAATTTAGCAACCGATATTGTAGCAAATATGGGATTAGACCCTACTAGATATTTAGCAGACCCAAGTGACCAAGACTCACAACAACATATTCAACAAAAACAACAAGAAGCTTCTCAAATGGCAGAACAGTCAAAACAAGTTGAACTTGAGAAAGCCAAACTTGATGCTAAAACAGCCGAGGCAAATATTAGTTTCTTAAAGGCTGAAGTAGATAATAAGAAGATTGATAATAAAAGGCAATTATTGGAAGCCGAAGATGAGTCAAATCGTAAGTGGGCTGAAATTGCTATTAAAGCACAAGGAACTGAAGGAGCACAAATTCCTAGTAAAATTCCTGTAAACTTTAAAGAATTATATCAAGATACAGAACAAGAAGAAAAACAAAATGCAGAAGCTCAAGAGCAAGGATCTCAAATGGCTCAAGCTGCAATAGATAATCCAGAACAAGCAATGCAGATGGCACAACAGTCAGGATTAATAAATCAACAATAATGATGAGAGAGAGATGACACAAAAATATAAAAGACATCAGGACTATAAAAAAGGCTCTGATGGTAAACCTAAAAAAGTATCTGTTTATGATAATGCACAAAGAACCTTGACTAAAGGTTATCAATGTGATGAAATAAAAGATACCATGACAATGGTAACTGAAGATATTCTTAATGATTTGTTTAGACAATGGTTAGAAACTAAACATTTTGAAACAGAATCTAGAGAGTTTATCTATAAGTTAGCTATTAGTCAGGGAGCAGTAATGAACAATATCGAGCGGTCAATTACTGCAAAAAATAATAAAGCTCGTGAACTTGAAGGTGATGAATGATGAGTGATGTTAATAAAAAAGCCTTAGAGAGGGTTGAATCTAGTATTCAAGCCACTATAAGCACTATGGCGTTAGGTAGAGGACTTAGTATGCAAGCAGGTGATTTAGTTCAATTAGTTGAAGCTAAGAGATACTTGCTTAGTTTAGAAAAACCTAAAGCCAAAAAATAAGAGGTTCTATTTAAGAACTATTTGATGAATGATTGAGAGGGTTTAGATAGACCCTCCTAAAATTAGGAGACTATATGTCAGAACAAAAAAGCGAAGCTACCCAATCGGATGAGTCGCAAGTTTCGGACTTTGACTTTGATGCTTTAGCGGATGAAGTTTTAGGTTTAGAGCCAGAAACAGCTACCCAAGAAAGCAGCGAAGAAACAGAAGAACTCATAGACGATGATCCCATTGTTGACGAGGACGCTGAAGAAGTTGATGAAGTTGAGGGAGATAATGAAGAGGAAGAAGTAGAAAATGAGGATGAGTCTGAGGACGCTACCCAAGAAGATACTACTGATGAATCAGAAGAAGGTGAAGAAGAAATTGATATGGATTTCACTGTACCAGTTAAGATTGATGGTGAAGAAGGTGAAGTAACTATGGAAGAGCTTATTGCCAATTATCAAACTAAACAACATCAGTCAAAGAAAGGGGATGAACTTGCGAAACAGGCAAAAGAGTTAGATGCTTATAAAGCAGATGCTCAAATATTTGCCCAAATTAATGCGCAACTACTACAAGACCAAGATGACAAAGACAAACGAATCTTAGCTAACCTTGAGAAAAAGGTTGACGATGCTTATGATGAGGATGACTATGATGCTTCAAAGTTAGAAAGACAACTTAACAAAGCAACACAGGAATACAATCAACGTAGGTCTAATAGAGAAACGATGTTGGAAAGTATGGGACAAAAAGTTAGGGAAGAACAAGTGAAACAATTTAACTCACAGGTTGAAGACTTTCACAAGGTTATACCTAACTACATTTCAGACTGGTCAGAAGATGTAGCACAAGCCAATAGAAAGTTTGCTTTAGATGAAAAACTTCCTGAACAGCTTGTTGACTATATGGTTGACCCAGCAGTTGTAGCATTTGTGGACAAATTTAGAAGATTATCTGAGACAACTTCTAAGGGGGCTGTAAAAAGAAAGAAGGCTCCAGTTAAAAGAGTTTCAGCTAAAAAGCCTGTTTCAAAATCAACTAAAAAAGCAAACAGGGTTGATTTATCTAGGCAAAAGATTGAAAAAGGCAAAGGATCAGAGAATGATAAAAAAATTCTCTTTGATAATGTTATCGATAATATGTTTGGGTAGTCACCCTGTTTTAATATAAGGATAGTTAAAATGGCTACAAAATTTGGTACTACTGCCATATCGGGCAGTTACTCGGCCCAGGGATCACAACGTGAGGACCTGGCAAATTGGATCTCGAATATTTCGAGAGATATGACACCATTTATGTCGTCTATCGGTAAAAGCAAAGCTTCTGCCGTAACACATGAATGGTCAACTGATACTTTAGCTGCTGCTTCTTTGCAGGCTGCTGTTGAAGGTTCAAGCTTCGCAGAATCAGATGGTCCTGTTGTACAGAAGATTGATAACAAAACACAAATCTTTACTAAAGGTATTCGTGTTTCTGGAACTCTTGAAGCTGTTGATAAGGCTGGACGTAAGTCTGAATTCAAATATCAGACTGAGAAGCGTGGTAAGGAAATCATGCGTGACATTGAGAAGACTTTAGTTTCTACTCAAGTTAAAGGCACGCAAGGTAGTTCAGCGTCTGGAAACATTCAAGCTTACGCTCGGAAGATGGGTGGTTATCAGTCATATGCTGGTGTAGCAGAATCTGTTGCAACTGTAACTTCTGGCTCATTAACAGTAACGCAAGCTGCTGGTGATGGTTCTGATGTTGCATCTTCTGCAGGTACTGGTAAAGCAGCTGCACCATTTACTCTGGCAAGCATTAATGAAGTTCTTCGTGAAATTAACGGTGAAACTTCTGCGGCTCCATCTAGAGTAATGATGTCTACAGCAAATAAAGTAAACTTCTCTAATCTAGTCAATACTTCTTCTATGAATACTCGTAGAAATATTGATGAGAAAGGTAAGTTACGCCAATCAGTTGACTTATATGAGTCAGACTTTGGTGATGTTGAGTTAGTACACAACTACTTAATGGCTGATACTGAAGTATTTGTTTATGATCCTTCATTGTTGTCAGTGTCAACTCTTCGTCCAATTCACTTCCGTGATATTAACGAAGATGGTGACTCTCTGCGTTCATACATGGTACACGAAACTACTTTGGAAGCTAAGTCTCCATCTGGTAACGGTATTATCATTGACGTTTCACTAACGTAATAAGTGATTAACCCCTTTCTTTTAAAGTTAGGGGTTATTTTTTAAAGGATTAATTATGGATAAAAAGTATTCGTTTAAAGATTATACTGCACATGAAAAAGGAAATTCTATAAGAGTTATCCAAGATATTGAACCACATTTGGAGTGGGCTAAACACCAAAGAGAATTAAGTAGAAATAATAAATTCTCAAAAAAAGACACGGGATTTAAACCGTTTTGTAATGTACCTGATTCTATAGCATTAGATATTATGACAAAATACGGTATAAACATTCACGACAAAAATATACAACCAGAAGAAATGAGAAAGTTCAAAAGAATTATAAAAACAGATTACCCTCATTTAATGTATTACTAGGAGATTTGCATGGCCACCATTAACAATCAGGCTACATTACGCACAGCAATTGCGGACTGGCTAAACAGAACAGATTTAACTAACACCCAAATTGATCAATTTATTGAAATGGGTGAGGCAATGGTATATGAGACATTAAGAGTTCCAACATTAGAAAGTATAGAAAGTTTTTCAATTTCTAATTCTAGTATTACCATACCATCTGGCTATTTAGAATTGCGAGAATTAAGAAAATTAGGAGATGGAACCTGTTCTGTTTCTCCAACTACTAACATTACTAGAGCCTTATGTGTAGCTGCTAGTGGAACTTGGACAGACACAGATAAAGATGATGATATTGTTTTAAGAAGAGTAGGTGTTACTGCATTTTTTAATAGTAAACCTAATTATGCTTTTATAAGAGAGGGGAATAATTTTCTTTTAACAGATAAAGAGGGGTCTCAATCAGCTACAGGTGAATATATTCTTAAATATTATAAATCTGATGATCCAATAGGAAGTACTACTAGTACTGCCACAACTTCAGGTTCTTTTGTAGTAGATAAATATTATACAATTGTTACAGTTGGTACAACTGATTTCACAACTATTGGAGCTTCGGCTAATACAGTAGGTGTTGTTTTTAAAGCCACAGGTGTAGGAACTGGAACAGGTACAGCAACAGTAGAGTCAACTCCTTATATTTTATCGGAATACGAATTATCGTTATATTCAGCATTAGCTTTCGGATCTTCTTTTTTAGGGGATGCAGAAGCAGAAGCAAGATATATTGCGTTAGTTAACGATAAGATTAATAGATTAAATTCTAAAGCTAGTGGAGCGGAGTTAAAAGGCGGACTTTATAGTGCTGGATTTTCGGAAGTATTAATTTAGGAGAATATAAATGGCTAGAAATTCCTTTTATGATGGCAATACAGGTGATGATGTTATCATTGATACTTCAGTTGCCGCAGCACAATTAGCAGAAATTAATGCTGAGACCGCAGAAACAAACGCAGAGACAGCTCAAGCAGCAGCAGAGGCGGCTCAAACAGCAGCAGAGACAGCTCAAACAGCAGCAGAGACTGCCAAGACAGCAGCTGAAACTGCAGAAACTAATGCTGAAACTGCAGAAACTAACGCTGAGACAGCTGAGACAAACGCTGAGACAGCTGAAACAAACGCAGAGACAGCTGAAACAAACGCTGCTAGTTCTGCTACAGCTGCCGCTAGTTCTGCTACATCAGCTTCAGGTAGTGCTACTACAGCAACTACAAAAGCCGCTACAGCCACAACACAGGCAACTACGGCTACGACACAGGCTACTAATGCTAGTAGTTCAGCGAGTGCAGCTAGTACATCAGCTACAAGTGCAGCATCTTCTGCAACTGCAGCAGCAAGTAGTGCATCAAGTGCGGCTACTGCTAAAACTAATGCTGAAACCGCTGAGACAAACGCTGAGACAGCTGAAACAAATGCAGTAACAGCCAAGACAGCTGCAGAGGCAGCTAAGACAGCAGCTGAAACTGCAGAAACTAATGCAGAGACAGCGGAAACAAATGCAGAGACAGCGGAAACAAATGCAGAAGCTGCAGAGACAGGAGCAGTAGCAGCTAAAACTGCTGCAGAAACTGCTAAAACTGCTGCAGAAACTGCTAAGACAGCTTCAGAAACAGCTAAGACTGGAGCAGAGACAGCTAAGACTGGGGCAGAGACAGCTAAGACTGCAGCTGAACTAGCAGAAACTAATGCTGAAACTGCAGAAACAAATGCGGAGACAGCTGAAACAAATGCTGAAACCGCTGAAACAAATGCTTCTGCTAGTGCTACTGCAGCGGCTTCTAGTGCTACATCAGCAGCTAGTTCAGCTACATCAGCTACAGCTAGTGCAGCAACCGCAACAACTAAAGCCAGTACTGCAACAACACAAGCAGCAACAGCTACTACTCAGGCTACTAATGCAAGTAACTCAGCTTCTAGTGCTACTTCCGCACAATCAGCGGCAGAGTCTGCTAGAGATTCAGCACTGGCAGCTTTAGACTCATTTGATGATAGATATTTAGGACAAAAAAGTTCTGCTCCTTCTTTAGATAATGATGGTAATGCCTTAGTATCAGGGGCTTTATATTTCAATAGCACCAGTGATGAGATGTATGTTTATGACGGATCTAACTGGCTTGCGGCTTATGCTTCTCTTGCAGGTACTTTATTAATTACTAACAACTTATCAGATTTAAATAATGCTGGTACTGCTAGAACTAATTTAGGGGTAGGTATTGGAACTAATGTTCAAGCTTATGATGCTAATATTGTTAGTGATGCTAATTATGTAGCTACAGCTAACGACTTTACTACTACTCTGAAAAACAAGTTAGATGGTATAGCAGCAAGTGCAAATAATTACACTCACCCAACTACAACTGGTAATAAACATATTCCTACTGGAGGTAGTTCAGGACAGTTCCTAAAATATGATTCTTCTGGAACAGCAGTTTGGGCATCGGACAATGACACTACATATACAAGCTCAGATTTTACTCACGATAATTTAAGTGGTGTAACAGCTAACCAACATATAGATTGGACTGCTGACCAAGGAGCTACCAATATACATTCTGGTAACTATACTGATACTAACACTACTTACTCTGTTCAAGATGGAGAGCTTTCTGAAAATAATTTTACTGATGCTGACCATACTAAACTTGATGGTATAGCTACGGGTGCTGAAGTTAATGTCCAATCAGATTGGAATGCGAGTTCAGGTGATGCACTTATCCAAAACAAACCAAATGTTCAGTATACTTCTGCAATATCAGAAGGTAATTCTGGACTAGTTCCATCAGCAGGATCGTCTGGTCAATTTTTAAAATATGATGGTACTTGGGGTACTCCTCCAGATAACGATACCAATACAACCTATACTGGTGGTACTGGTATTACTTTAACAGGAACTACATTTTCAACAGACTATGGTACTACAGCAAGTACAGCAGCAGCTGGCAATCATACACATACAGAGTATGATGCAATAGGTGATGCCGTAGCTATGGCAATCGCACTCGGATAATATAGGAAATAACAATGGCAAATACATTTAAAAGGTATACAAGTAATAGCATAGGAACAAGTTTAGCGACAGTCTATACTGTGCCATCATCACCATCAACTACTTCAGTAATGATTGGTGGTGTGGTATCAAATGTTTCTTCAACTACAGTGAACGTAACTGTAACTGCTACTACAAGTTCTACTGTAATTAACTTAATAGGTGAGGATACGCCTTTACCAGCAGGAACAGCACTATCATTTATTGATGGTAAAGTTGTACTAGAGGATGGAGATATAGTTAAGATAAAGAGTTCTGCAGCGACATCTGTAGATGCTCATTTATCAGTTATGGAGATAACCTAATGGGTGGATATATAGGTAGAGGTCAACCAGTAGCTGTTGATGATGGATCAGTAGAAACATCAGATATTGAAGATAACGCTGTAACTGATGCAAAACTAAATTCTACAAAGTTAGACGGAATTGAATCTAATGCCACAGCAGACCAAACGGGTGCTCAAATAAAGACTGCTTATGAAGCAGAAAGTGGTGCCTACAATAGTACTAAAGATTCCAAATTAAGTGGTATAGCGTCCTCTGCTAATAACTATTCTCATCCAACCTCTGCAGGTAGTAAACACATACCTACAGGTGGTTCTTCTGGACAGTTTCTAAAATACGATTCTTCTGGAACAGCAGTATGGGCTGCAGATAACAATGATAATACAACATATTCAGTAGGTGATGGCGGACTAACCCAAAAGAACTTTACCACTACCCTTAAAAGTAAATTAGATGCTATTGAGTCTAATGCCACAGCTGACCAAACTAAATCTGATATTGAAGCTTTAGGCATTGAATTACCTGCTGCTAATCTAACGGGTACAGTGGCTGATGCTAGAATTTCTACTCTAACCTCTAGTAAACTAACTGGTGCTTTACCAGCTATAAGTGGTGCTAATTTAACTAATTTACCTGCTAGTGGTTCAACAACTTTATCTGGATTAACAGACGCTACTGTATCTGCTAGTGACCCAGCAATAGATTCTAATCCTTCAGCAACAGGACATCTTTGGATAAATAAAACTTCTGGTGAATCTTATGTTGCTACTGATGCTACTACTGATAACAATGTTTGGAAAAATACAGGTGAAGGTTCAGGTGGTATTGCACCAGCTCCATCATTTGCAGCCTCTCATGCAAGTACTAAAGCTTTATGGAAAAATGACTTTGGTACAAAATCAAGTGCACATACTTGGACATTATCCTTCTGGATTAAAGATTCACCAAGTACTAACCCAATTGTATTTGCTACTAATGACGGATGTAATTGGCAGAATGGGTATGTTTATCAACAAGCATTTTCAATAAATCACTATAGTTGGTATAACGATGTCAATAATACAGGTAGTGGTTTACAAAGTAATTCATCGTGGTCACATTTTATGTGGGTTTGTGATGGTGGTGCAACTAGCTTGTACTATAACGGAACAATAGATTCAGGAGCATCAACTACTGGTTTTAATAATTATGCTAATTTTCTACCAAGCCAAACAACAGTTTTAGGTGGTTATTACGAGAATGGTTCTTGTACTTCTAGTCTTGGTGGCACTATGAGTATAGATTTTGGTTACATAGTATTTTTAGATGGTATTGCTGAAAGCGTAGGAGCTTTTAGAAACACTTCAACTGGAGAGGCTAAATTGTATACAGGTTCTAGTTTTGGTAATAATGGATTCATTCTAGATTTTGCTGATAGTTCAGATATGGGTAAAGATGTATCTGGAGAAGGTAATCATTGGAGTATAGGGAATGGTGCAAGCTCTCCAACTCGAATTAGCTGGTAAGGAGAAAATATGGCTATAAATTCAAATGAGATTTTAACAAAGATAAGAAATTCAAGGAATAAACTTCTGGCTGAAACAGACTGGATGGCTTCATCGGATGTAACAATGCCCACTAAAGTAGCAACTTATAGACAAGCATTGAGAGATTTACCTCAAACAGCTAACTTGCATTATGTAGTTTTTCCAGCTAAACCTATTGGACCTTCTTATACAGATATAGAAGATCCTTATAATCCTATGTTTCCTCCTATTAGCTGGACATTAAACGAAGATACTTGTTTGTACGAACCACCAGTAGCAATGCCAGATGATGGTAAGTCTTACACTTGGGATGAAGTAACAACTAATTGGAAGGAGATAACCTAATGGCAGGATATATAGGAAGAGCCCCGTTAAGTGAGGCGATACAAAGTAGGGTTAAATATACTGCTAGTTCTGGGCAGACATCTTTTTCATTTAGTTACCAACCAGGATACTTAGACGTATATCTAGATGGTGTAAAGATAGAAGATACAACAGACTATACAGCTACTAATGGTACAACTATAGTGTTGACTTCAGGAGCTATAGAAAACCAAGTACTAGAAGCAATAGGGCTCACCACATTTTCTCTAGTTAATGGTAAGATTAATTACGCAGCTTCAGCAGCACCAACTACTGGTGACGATAACGCAGATGGCTATCGCATAGGTTCTTTATGGATCGACACAACTAACGATGAAGCTTACCGATGTGTAGACGATTCAACTGGTGCAGCTGTATGGATAGGCACTACGCTAGAAGCAACAGATTTAGGTTCTTTAGCTACAGTAACGCCCACAGGTACAGGTAGCACTTCTACTTTTTTAAGAGGTGATAATGCTTGGGTAGTACCCCCAGACAATGATACTGTTTATACTCACCCAACTTCTGATGGTAATCTACACGTTCCTGCAACAAGCACAACTAATGACGGCAAACTATTAACAGCAGGTTCTACAGCAGGTAGCATTAGCTGGGAAGATGCTCCAGTAAGCCTTCCCACTCAAACAGGAAATAGCGGTAAATTTTTAACAACAGATGCTAGTAGTGCATCATGGGCAACAATTTCTACTGTATTTCCATTTTATAAAGCAGACGGTACATCAGACACAATAGCAATAACAAGCGGTCAGTTTCCTTTTTATAAAGCAAACGGTACACAAGACAACATAGGAGTTTCATAATGGCAAAATTAGTTAAATCAATATATACGGGGTCAGATGTCACTTCTTTGGGTGAATTAACGTCTAGCGATTCTTTAGAAGATAACTTATCCCTAGACGATAACGTCAAGGCTAACTTTGGTGCTAGTGATGATTTACAGATATATCACGATGGTAGTAACAGTATTATTCACGATAACGGTACAGGAAATTTACTTTTAAAAGGTGATAATCTTTCATTAAGAACTTCTGGCAATGAATCATATCTTACTGGTGTAGCAAACGGAGCAGTTTATTTGTATCACAATAATTCTGCAAAATTTGAAACCACCTCATCTGGTGTTGATATTACAGGTAGAGCCAAAGGTACACTAACTACAGACAACGATGGCTCATTTGATATGAGTGCCTCTAATAACTTTAAGTGTACTCCTTCTGGTGACTTCACTCTAACCTTCACAAATATAGTCAGTCAATCTGGATTCATATTATTAGTAAACTCTG